TTCACATTTTTTAGGTTTAATATCTTGTCAATTTACTGCCAACGCTTAGTATAATGATAATAGCTATACATTAACATGACTAGAGCAGTTGATCTTTTAAAGAACAAGTTTGGAGTTTCTCAACTTTACAAGCATGATGTAAAACAAGACGATGAGATTATTCTTACTGTTTATTGGCATCCATTAACTATTGCAGAACGAGAGGCGATACAGAAAAAAAGTAACTCTGATGACTTAAATGATTATGCTTTACAAATGATGATTGAAAAAGCATTAGATAAAGATGGTGCAAGACTTTTTCAAGATGGAGATAAGGCTTCATTAAGAAGAGAAATATCAGCATCAATTCTTGAAGAAATACAGTTGGCTATGGTCAATGCTGGTGCTGATAAGGAGGTAAAAGAGGCTAAAGCCGATTTGAAAAGCTAATAAAGATTGGCAGTTTTTATTCTCTTTAGCAAAGACATTACATAAAACTGTAGCTGAATTATGTGAAACATTGACTATTGAAGAGATGATAGGTTGGGTTGCTTATAATGAAATTGAAAATGAAGAATATAAAAAACAACAAGAACAAGCACAGAAAGCTAGTGCTTTACGAGGCAAAAGAAGGTAATATAGAGAAAATGTTTTAATTTTGATAGCAAGTGGCTAATTATAACGTAGATATTTCTATTGCTATAAAGAATACTAATAAATTAACTGCGTTTAATAAACAATTAGATAAAACTGCGGAGATAGCAAGACAAGCGAGAAAAGGTTTAGGAGAAATAGGTCAGACTGCTAAAACTAATATTGCCACGTTAAATAATTTATCTGCTGCTTTATCCAAAGCACAATCAGAATTTAAAGATACTGTTTTAGGAACAAAAGCTAATGTTTTGGCTGCTAGAGATTTAGCTAGTGCAGAAAGAATGGTTAATAAAGAACTTAAAGAAAGAACTGCTTTATTGAATAAATTTAGATTTCAAGGTGGTGGAAGTGCATTTAAAAGTTTTAGTCAAAGAGCAGATCAAATAACTTCTCCAAATGTTTTAACTAATGCACAACAAAAGTCTATAGATAGACAAAATAGAAAACGAGGTATAACTCCTACACCATTTGGTCCACAACAATTTATTGGTCCATTACCAATGCAAGGTCCTATGCCAATGCAAGGTCCAATGCCAATGATGACAGTAAATAATAATCCAAGAATTTTAAGAAATATTGCTGCTAGTCAAGCAGCAAGACAAGATACTAATTTTGGTTTTGGTTTGGCTGGAGATCCTATAGCTAAATCAATAAGAAGAAACCAACAAAAAAGAGAAAAATTATTGCAAAAAGAATTAAAAATAAGACAAAATATTTTACAAGTAGAAAAATTATCTCTTGGCATAGCATCTACTGAACAATCAACAAGAGCATTTGGAGTATCAGGCGGTCAAATAGGTCCAGCACTACCACAAGGATTTAGATTAAGACAACAATTCAAAGAAGGTGGCCTTTTTGGTATGCCAGGTGGTATGAGAGGTCGAATTAAAGGTGGTGTTGGTAGTGCATTAATTGGTGGAGGTTTTCCTGCTTTATTTGGTGCTGGTGGTATAAGTTCAGTTCTTGGTGGTGTTGCTGGTGGTGTTGGAGGAGCACTTGCACCTGGCGGTGGTTTTGCTGCGTCTATTTTTGCTACTGCTATTGCTGCTCAAATAGAAAAAGCTATAGCTTTTAACAAAGCTGTTGATGATCTAAACGTATCAATACGAGCTACAGGTGGAACTTCGTTATTCTCTTCAAAACAAGTAGCTGAATTTGCTAATTCTCTTGGAATGACCAAAGATGAAGCACTTGAAGCATTAAAAGCATTTAAACAATTTGAAGCATCGGCAAGAATTGCATTAACTCGAACATTTGGATCAGAAGCTACTTTTGATATTTTTGCAGGACTAAAAGATAATGCTTCATTAATAAATGCTTTACCTGGATTATCTAAAGAATTAAGTTTGAATCAGGCTCAAAGAGCTTTAGATACTTTAAAAACAAAAGGAGCTACTGCTGCTGAAGATCAATTATTAGAAGGGATTATTAATAAAAATAATCAAATTATTAAACAAGAAGCTAAAAAACTAAATTTCTTAGAAAGACAATTAAGTAAACTGAATCCATTTAGAGGTAAAGGAATATCTGCTATTACAAGTGGTTCTCTTACTATGGATGAGGCTGCTGAAAAGCGAGGTGAAGATGCTTTAGCAGAACAAAGAAAACAAAATCTTATTGCTTTGGAAAGATTAAGAATTCAAAAAGAATTTAATGAAGAATTAGAAAGACAGGCAATTATAAAAGCTCCTGTTGATGAACTAAATAGATTACTTGATCCTTTAAGACAAATTGATTCTTTAAGTAAAAGTATTGGAGATTCTTTTGCAGAATCTTTTAGAGGAATTGTAAATGGTTCTATGACAGCACAACAAGCCTTAAGAAATCTGTTTCTACGTACAGCAGATCATTTCTTGGATATGGCAGCACAAATATTAGCAGCACAGGTTAGAGCAGGAATTATGGGTTTGTTTAGCGGTATGTTTGGTGGTATGCGTAGTAATCCTTTGGGTATGCGTCAGCAAGGAGTTGGAGTTAGTGCAAATATTTTAGGCAGACATAGTGTGGGTACTTCAGCTATGCAACCTAAGTTAAAGTTTGCCGAGGGTGGTAGACCTCCTGTTGGTAGACCTTCAATTGTAGGAGAAAGAGGGCCAGAGTTATTTATGCCAGATAGAGCAGGTACTATAATTCCAAATCATGAACTTGGTGGTACAACAAATATAGTTGTAAATGTAGATGCTTCTGGTTCTTCTGTTGAAGGGAATGATATACAAGCTAATCAGTTTGGTAATGTATTAGCAGCAGCTATACAAGCTGAACTTATTAACCAGAAACGCTCTGGTGGTCTTTTATCTAATACTTAATTATGGCTTCTTTTCCTACCACAGTTCAACCAGCTTACAGTTTTCAAAAAGCAAGTAGACCGAATGTACAGACTGTAGTATTTGCTGATGGTTTTCAACAACGTCAACTTATAGGAATAGCAGCACATCAAAATAAAAAATTTTTAAATTTAATTTTTAATGTATCAGAGACAGAAAGTGATGAAATTGAATATTTTTTAAATGAAAGGGCATTAGATCAGGCATCATTTACTTTTACTCCACCTGGAGAAGAATCAGTAAAAACAGGAACTTATAGCCAAAGTGGAACTACAATCACTGTTACTATTACTGCTCATCAATTATTTGCAAACGATTCGATTACTATAGATTTCACTTCTGGTACTGCTTCTGATGCAACATTTTCTGTTGTGTCTTTAACTGATGCAAATACTTTTGTCGTTACTGCTAGTGCTAGTGCAACAACATCTGGTAACTGCACAGTTACTAAATCTGGTACGGCAAATTTTATTTGTAAAAATTGGTCTAAAACAATTCCATATAAAAATAGAGCTACAATAAATGCAACATTTGAGGAGGTGTTTGAACCATAATGGCAATACCTACTGAAGAGCTACAAAAAGTTAATCCTAGTGCAAAGATTGAATTGTTTGAAATACATTTAGTTGCTGCATTACATGGCAGTAACGATGTAAGTAGATTTCATAATGGAATAAATATGAACACAACATATAATGTTATTTTTCAAGGCAATACATATCAGAGAATACCAATAGAAGCTAATGGATTTGAATATTCAATAGAAAGAAAAACATTACCAAGACCAACAGTAAGGATTAGTAACCTGTTATCAACTGTTACGGCATTAATGACTCAGGCAAATCTAACAACACCTAAAAATGATCTCAATGGTGCAAAATTTAAAAGAATTACAACATTATTAAAGTTTATTGATAATGAAAATTTTGCTTCTGGAACAAATCCATTTGGAACACCTGCTAATAATACATATGAGAATCAAACATTTTTTATAGATAGAAAGACTATTGAAAGTAAAGCTTTTGTTGAATTTGAACTTGCAATGTCTTTAGACTTGCAAAATCGTAACGCACCTAAGAGAATAATTACAAGAAAAGATTTTCCTTCTGTTGGTACTTTCGCATGAACACTTGGCAAGAACAAGCTTTACATCATGCTAAAACTTTATTACCACAAGAATCATGTGGTTTAGTTTTAGATATTGATGGTAAGGAAGAGTATTATCCCTGTAAAAACATATCTGTTGAGGGTGTAAATAGTTTTCTTATCGATCCAGATGATTGGGCAAAAGCCGAAGAGATTGGAACTGTGCTACATATTTGTCACTCGCATCCAGATGGTAATTTAACTGCATCAGAAGAGGACATAAAAAATTGTGATTTTATTGGTTTATCTTGGTTTATTTTTGATCCAGAAAATGATGAATGTATAGAACTCAAACCCAAAAAACATAAACCTATGCTTGGAAAAGATAAATTTATTGATAGAAAAAGAAGAGAAGATGAACAAGGATTAAGGAAAATAAAAGTTTATGGAAGGTTAGCAGAGTATGTAGGCTGGCACGTTAATTATGCAGATGTTAAAAATATGAAAGATGTTTATAAGTATTTAGTTTGTAATTATCCAGAAATAGAATCACATATTATGGAAAATATGTACAGAATTACGATTAATAATGATGTAATTAAAACTGAAGAAGATTTGCTTGTAAAAAATGAGGGTGAAATAAAAATAATACCAATTGTATCTGGATCGGCTTGGTGGTTTGTACCTATTCTTATTGGAGGAGGTGCTGCTGCTGTTACTGCTGCTACAACAGCTACATCATTTTTATTTGTCCTTGGTTCAGCTTTGATAGCAACTGGAGTTTCTATGGGAATACAAGGTGTTACTAATTTATTATTTCCACAACAAACTCCTGAAATTAGTTTCTCAGGATTAAGTGAGACAGATGCAAGAGTAAATTATTCATTTAATGGCATACAAAACGTTAGTCGTAGTGGTGTTTGCATCCCTCTGATATATGGAGAGGTATATTGCGGATCAATAGTTGTTTCATCTGGAACAGATACAGCACCAGTGTTTGCAAATTAGGAGGTTAAATGACATTACCACGCAATAATACTGAATTCAAACATACTCTTTATCAACAAGGTGGAAGTGCGATTCAATATTATGACACTCAAATGGAAGATGGCGAAGTTGGATCTCGTCAGCATTTAACAACGATAGATGTACTTTGTGAAGGTGAAATTGCTGGTTTTCCTTCTGCCGTAGATGCTGGACATACGTTAGGCACTGATGATTACAACAGAACAGCACTTAAAGATGTATTTTTAAACAATGTACAGGTTCTACGAGAAACTGCGTCTGATACAGCACCTACTGATGAAGATTTTAATTTTGGAACAACAGAAACCAGGCCAGCTTTTGTTGCAAAGGTAGGTAAATCAGATCAAACAAATATTAGAGGTATCGCAGAAACGGAAAGAGATAGACTTGTAGGTGTGCCTGTTACAAAAACACAAGCACAAGTGGTCACAATTACAGATACTAATACAGAGGGAGTGAGAGTTACTATTGGTTTTCCTAGATTACAAAAGATTGAAGATGATGGAAATATAGTAGGTACAACAGTTGATTATAGTATCAAACTTGAAGATGTTAATGGTACTCTTATAAGACAAATAATTCACGATGTATCTGTACAAACTAACTCTTCAATACAACATCTTGGTGCAACAGTAACAGGTAAAAGCACCTCACCTTATTTTAAAGATCATATTATTGTTTTTCCTGTCACGGCTGATGGATTAGGAGTAAACGTTGATGCTTCCAGCTTTCCTTTGACACTAACTGTTGAAAGGGTTACTGATGATAGCACAGATGATACATTATTTAATACTTTTGAGTTAACATCTATAACTGAATTAGTTTTTGAACAACCTACTTTTGCTAATACTGCTGTTGCTGCGTTACGTTTTGATGCTGAAATTTTTAGATCAGTACCCAATCGTACATATAGAATTAGGGGGAGACTTGTAAAAATACCACATAATGCAACTGTCAGGTCAGATGGCTCTTTATCTTTTAGTGGTGATTTTAATGGAACACTAAAAACAACAAAAGAATGGTGTAATGATCCAGCTTGGGTGCTTTATGATCTCATCACTGAATCCAGGGCGGGTTTTGGTGATTTTGTAACTGAAGATGAGGTTGATAAGTTTTCTTTTTATAGAGCTTCTGAATATAACTCAACTTTAATTGATAATGGGCAGGGTGGAACTGGCCCTAGATTTAGCTGTAATATTGTTATTCAAGAATCTACACCTGCTTATACGCTTTTAAATAAAATCGCATCAACAATGAGAGCTAGTCTATATTTCGAGGATTCTAAAATTACTGTTGCACAAGATAGACCCACTACATCAAGTTACTTTTTCTCATATGCTAATGTGACAGAAGGTGGTTTTGTTTACACGAGTGCTAGTAAAAAAACAAGAGATACAGTAGTTAATGTTAAATATTTTCAAAATGAAACTAGAACTTTTGAGTATGAAACTGTAGAAGATACTGCTTCAAATCAAGCAAAATTTGGTGTGGTTGTAAAAAATATAGAAGCTATAGGTTGCAGTGACCAAGCACAAGCACGAAGAATGGGTTTATGGCATCTTTACACACAGAACAATGAAACAGAAACGGTTGCATTTACAACTACAGCAGATGCTGGATCTTTAATTAGACCTATGCAGGTGGTTACAATTCAAGATCCTGTACGTAGTGGAATAAGAAGGTCAGGAAGAATAGCAGCAGCTACTACAACAGAAATTACTGTTGATAATACAAAAGATTTACCAACTGAAGCAGAAACTGGAGATAAACTATCAGTGATACTTAGTAATGGTACTTTAGAAACCCAGACAATATCTACAATATCTGGATCTGTAATTACAGTGTCAAGTGCATTTGCTTCAGCACCACAAGCAAATAGTGTTTGGTTATTAGAAAGAGCAACATCTATAACAGAAGATTTTAGAGTATTAAGTGTTAAAGAAGAAAATAATTTATTTACAATCACAGGAATATTTCATAATTCTGATAAATATGATTTTGTAGAAGATGGTTCAGCAATAACTATACCTGTAATAAAAAATCTTATTGAAACAAAACCAGCACCAAGTAATTTATCTGCACAAGAATTGATTGTGGTTTTGGGTGATAGAGCCGTTAGTAAAATATTATTGAGTTGGTCGCCAGTTGCAGGTGTTTCACAATATTCAGTAAAACATAAATTAAATAATGGTAGTTTCCAAACAACTATTGTACAAAGTCCAGTTTTTGAAATATTTGATAGTGAACTTGGAACTTATAAATTTGAAGTTTTTAGTTATAATGCCCTATTTGAACCAAGTTTAACACCTTCATCACTTGAATTAGTAGCTGAAGGTAAAACTGCAAGACCAGCAGATGTTCAAAATGTAAGAATTGAACCATTATCAGATGAATTTTTAAGAATACGTTTTGATAAATCAACAGATGTTGATGTAACTCATGGTGGAAACGTAGTAATCCGAAGTTCCAATCTTACATCTGGTGCGACTTTTACAAATTCTGTTGATGTCATTCCTCAACTTCCAGGATCAGTTAGCGAGTCAATCGTTCCAAACATTGTAAATGGTACATATCTTCTTAAGTTTAGAGATGATGGGGGTCGTTTAAGTGCTGGTGATGCTTCAGTGGTTGTTCTATCAACACAACCAGACGCATTTCCTAAATTAACTATTTTGGAAGATAGAGAGGATAATGATTCACCACCATTTCAAGGCACAAAGGTTGATTGTTTTTATAGTGATGATGTAAATGGACTTGTTCTTGGTTCATTAGAAACTTTAGATGATGTCACTGACTTTAATGCAATTGCTGATTTCGACTTTTTAGGTGCTGTTGATATTACTGGAGGTTCTTACAGCTTTGCAAATACTTTAGATTTAGGAGGAAAACAGCCTTTAAGATTACGCAGACATATGGTCACTCAAGGTTTTTATCCTAACGATTTATTTGATAAAAGAACTGCTTTGATAAATACTTGGACTGACTTCGATCAGGCCACTGCATTCAATGTTGGTGCGTCTTTATTGGTGGCGACAACTGACCAAGACCCTGATTTATCAGTTTCTGCCACTTATGCAATATCTGGAACAACAATAACAATTACAAAAACAGATCATGGATATTCTGCTGGTAGTTTCGTTACTGTTGATTTCACTTCTGGAACGGGTGTTGATGGTGACTATAAAATTCAAAGTGTACCAAGTGCAAATACATTCACACTTACCTCTGCAACTTCATTGACTACAAGCGGTAATTGCACATATAGTGCTGAATTTTCTCAATTTAATCCTTTTGTAAATGGTGTATATGTTGCAAGAGGATTTAAGTTTAGATGTGACATGGATTCAGACGACCCAGCACAAAGTATTGAAATAGATCAACTTGGATATACAGCCGAATTGGAAAGTAGGACAGAAACAAGTCTTGGTAATGCAGGTGCAACAAATGGTTTGATAGCTTCTGGTACATCTACAAAATCAGTAACTTTCACTAATAGTTTCTTTACAGGTCAATCTGGTACTAGCGTTGCAGCAGATAGTGTAAAGCCTTCTGTTGGTATAACTATTGAAAATGGACAGGCTGGTGATTTCTTTACGATTCCAAGTATTACATCAACAGGTTTTACAATAAACGTAAAAAATAGAGATACTTCTGGAAATGAAACTTTTGTAAATAGAAATTTCAAATACGCTGCTACTGGATTTGGGCGTGGTAGTTAATTTTAAAGTAGGATATACTTAGATAAAAATTTGGATTAGACAATGAGCCAAAATGATTTTGTAATAGATAATGGAACTGGACAAGCTGTCCGTTTAGATTTACAAGGTGCTTTTCAAGCTGTTGCAACTAACAACTCTGGAGCATCTGCACCATCTACTAACTACGCAAGTCAATTTTTTGCTAATACCACCTCAGGTATTATGCAAATCAATAATACATCTGGAAATGCTTTTATAAATTTATTTACGCTTGCTGGTGGCCCAGCATTTGCTGTTGATGGAACGATAAACTCTGTAAATATAGGTAAAGGTGCAAACTCTGTTGCTAATAATACTGTTCTTGGAGAAAATGCTTTAGATGCTGCTGTTTCTGGTGGAAATAATACTGCGATTGGTACAAATACGCTTACAGCAAATACAAGTGGAGGCACTAATACTGCGATAGGCTCCCATGCTCTTTTTGCAAATACTACTGGAGCTGACAACACCTCAGTAGGTGTTAATAGTATGCTAGATAATACTTCTGGAACATCGAATTGTGCTGTAGGTAGAAGTGCATTAGAATCAAATACTACTGGAGGATTCAATACAGCCGTAGGTGGTAATTCTTTAGATGCAAATACCACAGCTAATGAAAATACAGCAATAGGCTTCAAAGCATTAACAACTAGCACAACAGGAGCTTCAAACACTGCTGTAGGCTCTCTTGCTTTAGAAAATAATACTACAGCATCAAATAATACTGCGGTAGGTAAAAGTGCATTATTATCAAATACAACTGGAAGTTCTTGTACAGCAGTAGGAGCTTTCTCATTAGATGCAAACACCACAGGAACTCAAAATACTGCTGTTGGAAGAAATAGTTTAGGTGGTAACTCTACTGGGGTTAATAACACTGCTTTTGGCGATGGTGCTTTATTATCAAACACTACTGCTAATAATAATACCGCAGTTGGCATATCTGCTTTAAATCAAAACACAACTGGAAACTCTAATGTAGCCGTAGGTGCTAGTGCTTTAGATGCTAATACTACTGGTATAGGTTGCACTGCTGTTGGATTTCATGCTCTAGGTGCAAACACTACAGCAAATAATAATGATGCTTTTGGTCACAGAGCTTTACAATCAAATACTACAGGTACAAATAATGTAGCTATAGGAACGAACTCTTTAGACGCTAATACAACTGCAAGTAATAACACTGCTGTAGGAAAAGCAGCACTAGGAGCAAACACAACTGGAACGCAGAACACTTGCGTTGGTACTTTTGCTGGTGATGCAAGTACAACCGCAGCAAATTTAACAGCAATTGGTTATGGTGCAGCATCTTCTAATACAACTGGTGCTAGTAATACTGCCGTTGGTGGTTCAGCCCTTTTTGCTAACACAACTGGTGCTACGAATGTTGCTGTTGGTAAAGGTGCGTTACAATCAAACACTGATGCAGATAATAACTGTGCAGTTGGTGTTAATGCCTTATTAAGTAATACAACTGGGACCCAAAACGTAGCTATGGGTAGGAGTGCTTTAGGATCAAATACCACCGCATCTAATAATACTGGTATTGGACATAATGCTTTAATTTCAAACACAACTGGATTTAGTAATACTGCTGTTGGTAGTAGTGCTTTATTATCTCTTACAACTGCAAATGGTAATGTTGCTGTAGGTACTAATGCTTTAGATGCTTGTACAACTGCAAGTGCCAACACAGCAGTTGGAATGAACTCATTAGGTGCTACCACTACTGGAGCAGAAAATACTGCTTTTGGTTCTGTTGCACTTAAAGAAAATACAACTGGTGCAAATAATGTAGGACTTGGTAGACAATGCTTAGAGAACAATACTACTGCTAGTAATAACACAGGGGTTGGATACCAAGCACTCAAAGCAAACACAACTGGTGCAAATAACGTAGCAGTGGGACACAGTTCCATGTTATTAAACACCACTGGCGATAATAATGTTTCAATGGGATATTTTGCGTTAGAAAAAAATACGACTGGCGATAAAAATACGGCGATTGGAAATGAATGTATGTTGGCAAATACAACAGCTAATTTAAATGTTGCAGTTGGTTCAGAAGCTATGAAAGCAAACACAACTGGTATTCAAAATGTAGCTGTTGGTGCTTTTGCATTAGATACTAATACTACAGGAACAGAAAATACTTGTGTTGGATATGCTGTTTTAGATAATCTCACAACAACACATAGGAATACTGCTATGGGTCATCTTACTTTACAAAGCACTTCTGGTACTCAAAATACAGGATTTGGTTGGAGGGCAGGTAGAAATATAACAAGTGGAGGTAATAACGTATGTATAGGTGGTGATGCTGGAAACGCAGGTTCTCCTTCTGGTCAAATAGATACAGGTAGTAATAATGTTGTTTTAGGAGACAACAATATATCAAATCTATTCTGTGCTGATACTTCAATTAGTTCTTCTGATTCCAGAGATAAAACTGATGTAGAAAGTTTCAATATTGGACTTGATTGGATAAATGCACTTAGACCAGTTACCTATAGATGGGACAGAAGAACTTGGTACGGAACAGATGAGGAGCCATTCGGAACACCTGATGGATCTAAAAAAAGACAAAGACTTCATATTGGATTTTTAGCACAGGAAGCACTAGAAGTTGAAAAAGCAAATGGTTATGGCTCATCTAATGATGATTCTTTAGTTGTTAATCTTACTGATGATGGAATGAGTTATGGAATGAAATATGAAAGACTTGTACCAATACTTGTAAATGCAATAAAGGAGTTATCCGCAAAAGTCACAGCCCTCGAAGCAGGGTAAACTAAAAGTAACCTAATTTTTTATTATGGAAGAAAAAACCGCAGATGAAATCGCAGCAATCTTTTCTGCTGCTGGCGATAGCGTAACAGTTATCGGTACTGCTCAAGCATCAGATGAAACTGATGACGAATTTAAAGACAAAATCAAACGTAATGTAGAACATCTTGAAATTATCAAGGCTTATACAAAAACTGATGGTATAACATCTATCTGGACATCAGAAGATTTTACAGCTATAGATGCTGCTATTGTTGCTGGTAAGAAACTTTACTAAATTATGAATTTACAAGAAAGATTACAGCAACTTGCTCAACAAAGAGAGCAGTTATGGATTGCATTGCACGAAACTAATGGAGCGATGAAGATTTTGGAACAGCAGATTCTTGAGACTCAAGCTGTACCCGAATCAAACCAGCCATCAGATACAGAGGCATCAACCCCACAAGAAGCAACAGCACC